TGCAGTGACAGGGTCGACATAATTACCAAGGACTGAACGAGCATACTTAGGCTCTTGTAACACACCAGATATACATGAAGGACCAAAATTGTGTGAAAGAACTTTACCAGAAGTGAATTTGGCTGTACCCAAAGGAATAAATGCTCCATTTGGAACAGCAACGATACTCGGAACGTCAGTAGTAGGGGGAGATGCAAGGTAACGTCTGTCAATTCTGCTGAGAGCAGCTTCAAGACGTTCTTTAGTAACAGGAACAGAAAAACCATAACCCTTAACGCCACCGGATAAATTAACTACAGAACCGGCAACATGAATCCCAGCAATTTTATTCCTAAATTTTTGATCTAAAATAAGAAGAAGTGAACCACAATCGCCACCTTTAGTCGCGGCAACATATGCAATATAAGAAGCATGGTTGTAAACATCGCCTTGTGATTCGTACGTAAGTTCATGATCAGCTAAAGTAAAAGTTTTTCCGGTTGAAAGTTCTAAGGTAAGATTGTTCATCACAGAAAGATAAGCTTCCTTTTTGACTTGACGCATACCAGCTAAAATTGCACTTTTTCCGTTAATACGGGCTAATTCATCGGAAGTAAGAAAATGATTTCTAATCGAGGGTCTTGCAGAAACAAACTTATAATCAAAACAGACTAAAGCAATGTCTGTAGGATGATTAAATTTGTCAGTAACTGTGACGACTTGACTAACGGTATCGTTACTAACCTTGATCACTACTTTACCAGTAAAATCGACTAAATAAAGGGGAGCGACACCAGACATCAAAACTTTCAAGGTAGGAATAAAATGACCACAAGTTAAAAGAACAGTACCAGCAATGAACCATCCAGTGAAATAAGTTTGATCTCGAACAAATTTGTCAGAAACATACGAGCCAGAACAGAAAGTATACAAATTGGACATAACACGATTAGTTAACAAGACATCTGTACAATTATCGGCGAGAGCTTCAGGAAAATTTTTGACAATTCCCTCGTCAGTGAGTAAATCTTCCAGAGAATCTGGGGTAGAATTCTCTGGTGTATATAAAATTCTGGATTCAACATTGACGACACGTTGTTTTTTAGAACCAGCATTAGGATAACCTTCTTTAAAAACTGTAAATTTAGAAGCAGGAGGAAC